GACATGATACCAGTCAACACGACTGAGCGGGTGGGCATGAAGAGTGAGAAGCGAAAATACAGGGGGAACATCTGATGGCAAGGGATTTCAAGCAATACGCCAAATCTACATACCAGTGGGAGCCGGGGCACGAGAAGTACCTACGCATCACCAAGTCAAGTTTGACCAGTGATTTTGATTATTGCCCGAAGTCATACGAATACAAGCGCATACACAAGTTACCGGAGCCCGGCTCTGATGCGATGACAAAGGGTACGAATGTCCATGATGCAATTGAAGGCTTCTACGTCAACGTCGTTCCGTATGTCCAAAAGGCGTATGACTTGCTTCAAGCCAACAAAAGGGATGAGGCCATGGAACTCTTTCAGAAGGCCCTCCCTGTACCTGAAGAGCCCTATGTGCTGGGCGAGCAGGCATCGATTGATTCACGCTTGCAGATGGACTTAGACCGATTACTTGGGGATGGAGTCACACGATTCCTACCCATCATCAACGAATTGGAACTACACGGATTCACTGATGAAACCATTGAGTTCAATGGTGAGACTGTCACCATCCCTGTACACTATGCGGGTATGATTGACCGAGGATTCCGCACACCTGAAGGTTCAGTAGCCCTCATGGAGTTGAAGACAGGTAAATGGGTTCAGACTTTCAGTGGTGGGCACGCGCGCCGCGACGGCGTTGCAGCACCTCAATGGCGTGATTCAGATTTCAAGGTCAAGTCGATGCGCACTGAGATGATGTTCTACAAGAAACTGCTTGAACTGTGCGACCATGAATATCAAGATGTGACGCACTGGGGCTGGGTCTATCCATCAGGTGACCAAGTCGAAGTCCCTGCGATGAACAAGTATGGTTATGAGCAGAAGTCTGTCAATCGCATTTGGTACGAACCATGCACAGGTCGTCGTCATAACGACTATGCCAAGAAGATTCGACGCATGGTTGATGCTCTGCTCACGGCTTACTTGACAGACAACTTTGAAACCAGTGCAAGTCAAGGGAAGTGTTCATACTGTTCATTCAAGGGTATCTGCCCTGCATGGGATGGAAGCGATGACCCTGAAGAATATCGCAAGGCATGGGAGGCGGAAGCATGACGCCGAGAAAAGAACTGACAACGCGCACGGTGTCGATGATATGTGACACACTGCTAAAGCACATCGTTGGTCGTCCTACTATCGTATCCTTTGACCACCTTGGGCAGAGCAAGGACTACTCGGTAGCCATACAGAAGAGCCTGTACGAATATGCCCCTGACATGGAATCAGGCGAAGAAGGCCCCATGTATATCACACTGAACCGCCGCCTTTTCCAAGACACAGAGGAATTGCTGAGAGTTCTGAATGAAATTGTTGAGAAATACCGAAATTGAGGTGATTATGATGAAGATGGTGTTTGATTTCCCACGCGAAGTTATGGAACTCTCTACTGAGAAGGGTAAGGGGTTCCGTAAGTTGGTGGCTGACACTGAGGACTTTGAGCGATACTGGCAAGGCAAGAACGGAGTATCCAATGCATTCACAACTGTGTATGGATACCGTGCTACTCAGCAACCACACAATCGCAGAGTCGATTTGATGACTCCTATCGTGCGCCATTTCGTGTTGGACTTTGACCCGAAGAACTTCCGCGCTCAGAACAGGCCGGATGTAGAGGTGGAGGTCGCACTAGAGCAAGCGCGTAAACTCCACCAGTTCCTACTATCGAACGACACGTCACATGCCATCTGGTACAGTGGTGGTGGCTTTCACGTATGGGTGGAACTAGACAAGGCATACATCCCCGGAAGTGGTGCCCACCTATCCGCTATCAAGGAAGCAGGTATGCAGATAGTGAACGACTGGGTCCGCGACTTAGATTTGTTTTGCTCAGACCCCGCAGTACCATTTGATACCAGTGGGATGATTCGCATTCCAAACTCGTATAATGCCAAGCGTGGGTTCTGGTCTATTCCCCTGACATCTACCGACCTTGAACGTGGTCTTGAGCATATTTGGAACAAGGCAGCGCAGCCTCGCAGTGGCATGGTTTCCTATGGTTCGGCAGGCATCACATTACCTGTCAAAAAGCCCGAAGAGAGGGCACAAATTTTCAACCCTAATTCTACTCCTATCGATTTGCCTACCGTGTCCATGGAAGGCGTCATTATCCTACCTTGTCTCAATGCTGCGGCCTGCCAAAAAGGTGGCAATCCCAGTCACGATGCGCGGGTTCAATTGGTCAAGTATTTGGCCAAGCGAATGCGTAACTTCGTGCCATTAGAACGAGCCAAACAAGAGGACATTGACAAGCACACCGAGACCATTGTAAACTTTATCAGAGGGCTTGAGTGGGCGGACTTTGACGAGGGCATCACGCGCTACCAAGTATCCACACTTATGAACACAGACTACCCACAGACCTGTTCCATGCTATGGAAGAAAGGAATGTGCTTGGGCAAATGTCGGTACTGGGACAAGACGGGTGCACTCAAGGGGGAACCACAGTGAAGCACACTATATCCAAACCAAGACCCAGTAACAGAGGGTTGTGTAAAGGAACTACCGTAGAGGGAAAACCATGTCAGCAATGGAAGGCCGAAGGGTCACAGTACTGCCGCCATCACAAGAAACAGGGGGATGAATAATGCCGACACCACCACTCATTATTGACACAAATGAACGCGGCCCCCTTTGCGATTCTGTCATCCGTTTGGCTGAGAAACAAGGATTCCCTACCAAGCGTGTACACATGCAGGGTATGGGCGATTACAAGGTTGGTGGCTACGGGCATGTTGAGTGCAAGAGCCTGTCTGACCTATTCCAATCCAGTCATAGTGGCCACCTCATGCGCCAACTGGACAACTTAGATGCCAACTGCGAGAGAGTGTTCCTTGTCGTACACGGTGACATTGCCAAGCACGTCGCCATTCACAAGAAGCAGGGGCGCAACCTATCCTATTCACGCGTAATGAACGAACTCATCGGTACGTTCGCACGCATCACGGCAGACTTTGACTGCCACATCTACAGGGCCAAAGACCACTCAGAAGCGGCCATGTTTATCACCAAATTACACAGTAAAATGCACAAGCCTGCATCCCGTCATGGGGCCAAGGCCGTCACGCGTGTAAGTACAAATGATGTGAGAGCAGATATGCTACTCGCAATACCGGGATTTGGTCCCGACCTCGTAGACCGTACCTTAGAGAAGTGCGGCTCTATCGAAGAGATGCTATTCCAAGAATCACTGAAGCAAGTCAAAGGTATGGGTCCAACCCTACGTAAACGCCTACTTGACGTGCTGACTTCGGAAGAACCAGTGCGAATGGAAAAGAAATACAAGAGAGGGAATTAAATGAAATCAGATATTAGGAAAGCAAGGAAAGCACTGCAAGGCATACACCGAGAGTATTTGCTATGGGCAATGGACCAACGAGACAAGGAATACATTGAGGCCATGAATGCAATTTTCAAGTTACTTGACCGACTAGAGGAAGAGGATGCCGCATGATGGAGCACCGCGCAGATAAGTACGAATGCGTGCAGAAATACCCCATCCTGAAAGGGTATCTAGACCACTTCAATGAGGTCAGTCGGAACAACGAAATTCCGGGCCTGCTGTCATTCTTCTTCATTCAAGGACAAGCGGCCATTCCTTTTGTTCGTATTCCAGTGGGTGGGAGTAACCTTGACCCGCGTGTGAGTACGTTCTGGATTCAGCCTACACGAACAGGTAAGTCAGCCGCTTTCCAAGTGATTGAGAAAGTATGCGACGGTGCAAACTTAGAGAGTGTCGATTACAACTCCGGTAACGATGCTGCTCTAGTGGGCACCCTCGTGCCCGACCCTGACGATGAGGACAGGCAGAACCCACAGATGATAACGCGCCCCGGCCTACTTGCAGGGCGGAAAGGACTGAACTTCGACGAAGGGTCAGTATTACTCAAGGGTGGTCAGCACAACGAGAATACAACTCTATTCCTACAATCCGCCCTCAACTCTGCGGGCACAGGTAGAAACTATCTGACCAAGCACATGGCCAGAGATACGTTCACCATCAAGTCAGAGGTCTCGCTTTGGATTACGACCTATCCACCCAAGGGTGTGAAGGAACACGTCTTGGAGAAAGGTATCTTCCAGCGCGTACTGACATACTGGCGTGACTGGACATTGGAGATGCGACGTGCAATCAACCACGAGTTGGCTGAGGCGCAATACAATCAGCCTGACTTTGAAATCTCATTTGATGAAGTCACCACCTACTTCACAGACTTGCAACAGCGACTTGAAGCACGCATCATCGAATTAAGCGGCCTCTCAGACTTAGAGTGGAATGAGATGTCGAAAGATGACCAAGAAGCGGTAGTCATGCGCATCTGCTGTGAAGAGAAGCGTCTGTTCAGACCCGATTCCGGTTATGTACCTGCATTGATTCAAGCCATCGACGAATATTACACGTTGGTTGAGAATATGTCAGCCGATAAGCAGGGTGTCTGTGCATCATTCATCATGGGTCTTCAGAACTATACGGCTGTACTTTCCCACCACATGGCGATGATTGAGGGTACGTGGGAACTCAGAGGCGACCACATTGATATGGCCAAGGAGATTCTCTACGACCTGTATCAGAATCTTATCCACTGGCTTGAATCGGAAGTCAAGGTGGGTGCAGGTAACAAGGAGAAAGGGCAGATGGAAGCGTTCTGGAAGGATGCCTTTAATCGCTGTGAACGGTTCGACTTTGATGATAGAAGAGGACAAGGGTGGGTAAAGAAGTCAGAGTTACTGAAGGCTTTCTCCCAAATCTCTAATTTCAGTAGTCCAAGTACAATCAACAACAAATTCAATGAGTATGGTGCTAAGATGTTCAAAGACACAAGAGAAGGTATCCGCGTGTACCTCAGACTCAGAAAGGAACACCAAAAGAAGTGATATGATGGCAAGTAACAGATACTACACATGCCCCGGCTGTAAGCAGAAGACGGCGTCGAGCCACTACATGCGATGCATCAGTTGCTACAGACCACTACTCGTAAAGGAACTTAAGGAGGCCAAGAAAAATGACTGACATGCTCGCACTTGATATTGAGACCACCAACTTCTCCCACGAGATTGGAGGGTGGGGTAACACCCATCTGTTTGAACCGTCAGTTGTCGCCACATGGGATGGCAACCAAGGGACGGTTTACTCCAATGAAAATGTGGAGAAATTCTTGCCCGAGGGAACTATCATCAAGCCCCTACATCCTAGGGCATTGGGTGAGGACATGGCCAAGCATGTGGCCAAGGGCGGGATGATACTCGGTCACAATCTCAAGGGATTCGATTTACCTGTGCTTCGTGACGGACTGGATTGCTGGACAGCCAGCGACGTACTATCCAAGTCAGAAGAACAGATATTCGATACTTCATTTCTACTCAAGTCCATTGTCGGTCACGCAGTGCCATTGTCAGATGCGTGTTACCATACACTCAGCAAAGGTAAACTGATGAATAGCCACGATGCACCAGTCGAATGGCGAAAGGGCAACTACAGTAAAGTGGCTGAGTATTGCCTCAAAGATGCTGAGTTGGTGTACGAACTGTGGAAACATGGTGTGGAAGAAGGATTCGTCAGGGCGCGGTCGAGGACCGATGGTGTCATAAAAGAGTTTGAAGTCGACTGGTAATGTCGGCTGGCCTACGGCCAACAGAGAGGGAGTTAAATGTCAGATAACGAAGCAATCAGTGCACAAGTGCACAACATTAGAGCAGCAAAGAAAATTGTCAATACCGTCAAGACCACACTAGGTCCGATGGGCATGGACAAGATGATGGTAGACGCCGGAGGCAATGTGATTGTCACCAACGATGGTGCCACCATCATGCAGGAAATCGATGTCGCGCACCCTGCTGCTAAGATGGTGGTAGAGGCAGCGAACACGCAAGAAAACATGTGCTACGATGGCACAACCAGCACTGTCGTATTGGCAGGGGAATTGCTAGGAAATAGCGAACTTCTGTTCAACAAGGGTCTGCATGCGAACGTCGTATGTCGTGGATACCGCCGAGCATCTCGGTGGGCTACAGAACATATTGATAGTATGAAAGTATCAGCAAAGAAGCACTTGAAGCATGTCGCTCAGACTTCAATTACAGGTAAATCGCTAGAATCTTCCATGGACCATGTGAGTCAATTATGTGTGGATGCAGTAGAGAACGCAGATGGTGAGTTTGAGCGCATCCGCGTGCTTTGTCAGCCCGGAGGGGCACTTGATGACTCAACGTGCTTCTCGGGTGTCGTATTGCACAAGGAGTTCATCCTCCCTGCAATGCCAACCAACCCGCACGGTCAAGCCCTACTCATCAATACTGGAATGTCTGCGGACAAGGGCGATGATAATATCCAACTCCAACTTGGTTCAGCGAGTGAAATGCAGCAGTACAAGCGGCAGACAAACAGAGACAACTGGCTGGAAAAAGCAGAACTAATTGCCTCTAAGTTACCAGATGGTGGTGTTGTATTTGTCCGAGATTCGGCAAATGAAGTCATGTCTGCTGCACTAGCCCGGAAGAATATCAGCGTTGTTCACCGGATTCCAGAAAGTGATATGATTGCACTAGGTAAACTCCTGAACACCACTAGTGCGCACACACCCGAAGATTTGCATGATGCAGTTCCTTGTGATGCAGAGTGCAAGACCATTGGTGACATGAAGTACGTTGTCGTCAAGGGCGAAGGTGAAGTCACTACACTTATCTTACGAGGCGCAACCAAGCAGACGCTTGATGAAACTGAGCGTGGGTTTGAGGATGCACTCGGTGTCGTCTGCCTTGCTTACAATAGTGGTAATGTCGTCCCCGGCGGGGGTGCTGCCTACCTCAATGCAGCCCTACATCTACGTGCTAGAGCAGCAGAGGCAGGTGGACGCGAGCAGATGGCCATTGATGCCTTCGCAGACGCCTTAGAGTCCATTCCTGCGGCCATTGCAGAGAACGCAGGGCATGACCCACTAGACACTGTCCTTTCATTGCGTAACGACCACTCTGCGGGTAAACTCACTGGTCCTGATATTGAGAACGGTGGAACCTGCGATATGGCAGAGGCAAATGTCTGGGAACCACTGGCACTTGTACGCCAAGCAGTTCAGTCAGCAAGCGAGGTCACCATGAGCATTCTGCGCATCGATGACATCATCGGCATGAGAGCAGAGTGAGTTCGATGCTACAGATGAATGAGCGCGATGATAACGGTAACTCGGTTATCAGGAATCTAAATTACATTGAGCGTGAACTATTGGTACACAGACCCGTCAAGATGCTTGAGATGGTTGAGGAGTGCGTAGATATTCACAATGGTGATTTTCAAAAACAAATGAAGGACGTAATCAAGGACATAACCCCCTTCTATGATAGTTTACCAGTCGAATACTATACAACAATTTGGAAAAACAAGCCAAACGCCTGTCTTCAGTTCTACTATATGTCTGAGGTATTACGATGCCTTGTCGAAGATTACGAATCGCCACTGCTAGAATACAAGGATGGTTTAGGTATCAGAACTGCGGAGTTTGAAGCAATGATGTATGAGATGTTTGAAACTGGATGGGAAATGGAACGGCTACCGCAAGACGGTAGTAACCTACATGACCATATCTTTCACACCCTCTTCTTCGATATGGATTGGGAATTGAATAGCCCCACGGGCCAACCTCATGAAGAACTTGCACTAGATGTATTGGACATCGACCGTCATTATTACACACCCGTCCATCTAGTAGAGATACAGAATTTAGATGAGTCGTTGGATTGGCTTCTTGAGTATACTGGCGATTGGATATACTAATCGTAATCGTGATACGGGTGGTCCGTTTTGCATTTGGACCACCAACTCGGTTAAGTATGTGACACCATTCGCCTGCCTTACGAGGTTATCAAATGCCACGAAAGAAGAGAGAAACAGAAGAGGTGCCGACCAAATCGGCAATGAAGATGGAACCCTTCATTGGTAAGGATATGAAACTGACAATTTCGTCAGGCGAATCAGAAAGTGGGTACAAGGTGTTCAAAGGGACTGTTACCGATGTAATCCATATCGGAACCCCGTTCCTGATTTTGGATGAAGGCAGAGTGATTATCAAGACGCACAATATACAGTACGGCGAGATTATCTGATAAACCAGAACACTCACCCGTGTCAGTATTTTGACTTTGACTCACCTTGAATAGTTAAGTAGTACATCCCTATCGGCTGCTTTATGTCGAGTGACATAGAGAGAGATGAAGAGAGTGATGGCTACGGGCTGTCAGAGGAAGAAGTGAAACAAGAGCAATTTATGTTACTGGACGCTTTCATTGAAGAGTTAGAAGAAGAATTGGAACATGCCCAATGTATTATCCCTAAGCAGGGCTTTGACGCAGGCGGTGAATATCCGGGCGCTTTGTATGACGAGGTCGATGGTGATGAAGTTCCATTTTATGTTGGCGAATATGTCGCTTGCGCAAATGCGTTCTTTAACCCCGAGATGGCCTTCGTGGTAACTATGCTATCCAGAGAGGCTCAGGACTTACAATTTGTTGCCAGAGATAGAACGGTAAACAATATACAGGCTCTGATTTACATGATGGAAATGTGCAAACGTAACCCAAGTGAAACACTATCCGGCGAATATCCGGGTGGCGGGAAAATAGAGCAGGTTACTTCCTAGCCATTTCCCTGAGAAACAAGGAAAGTCGACCATTTGCGCGTCTACTGACAGGCGATTTCTTGCGCTTGCGTAAACCGATGGGGCCGAGTCCCCCATGCGGCCTCACGTAACTGCAATGAGGGCACTGGTGCAAAACCACTGGCTCGCCAGACACATACCGCCCCGAAATTGACAGGGGAATAGATGTCTTCTGACAGTTCTCGCAAGTACACTTGAACTGCTCGACGAGTCGCCCCATCAAATCACCGCGTGATGGTCCAGTACATGCCAATCGGTGCCATCAAATACAAACTTGGCATATTGGTCTGCTGCTACATTTAGCAGTGTACTCGACCCAGCAGGGGCGTTAATGAAATTCAATGCGTGAGCACCAGCCGTATGGTATATCTCAATGACATGGCCCGGCGGGAATGCACCACTTGGAGTAAATGTAGTTGTACCACTAGTCGTTGCAATCCACATATTGGGTCCATCAAAGGTGCAAGTCTGAGTAGTTGAGATGGTCGCTACCTTGACTTCACTTGGCCCCAATCGATGAGTGTAGGTTGCGATTGAGCCACCCATGGTGTGAGGGGCTGCATAGTACAGCATGCCGTGAGCGTCAGGCGTATGACTCTGCCATAGCGCACCGAAGAAACTGTTGGTGAAATCACCACTCTCAGGAGAGGCATACAGTGCAGCCAAATCCGTGTGTGAATCAACTGCGTTCGCAACAGTGACCAGATTCGTACCAACTGTTGTACCACCCTTGGACATGTGCTGTAGGTACATTGGACTTGTTCGCACGTAAACTCGCCTGTCGTGCAATACAGGTGTAGCACCAAGCGATGCAGTAACGCTCCCCGCTCCTGCTGACATGGTGTATTTGAGCACACCTAGTACGACATGTTGGTGATTCTTTCGGGTAAGCCCCAGTAGCGGGTCAGAGAGGAAAGTGGACGGAATCAGAGGCGTTCCTGTGCTGGGGGCCGCAGGAGTTCCCATTTCGTAACGAATGCGGGCTGTAGTGGTCGAATCCGATGAAATGTATACCACGACGTAAACTTCGCTGTCAGCGGCAGGTACGGCAGGTAATTCACCATTGAAATTTGCAGTCCCAGTGGCACCGATGGTGATTTGTTGAGTTGAGCCGGGGCCACCTGCGAACTTGTAGAGTACGCCATCAATGACACACCAACCACCGTGTATGGTTACGACACCACTGGCAGCCGTAACGATGTATCCCGGCGTAGACGTAGCAATGCTGTTGCGAGCAGACGCGCCAACTGCCGTATCCTCCAATCTAAGAATACCATTACCATGTGCAGCCTCAATCGGACCAGTCAGACTGGGAGAAGACAACCCATCGCCATCACGCAGTCCTTCTGAACTCGTACCCATACCCGTTGCACTTGTGTGACCAGCCTTTGGATTGCTCATGGGTTCACCTCAATGATGGCAGAGAATCGAATCTCGTTGTTATTCGTCTTGGTCACCGCATCATAAGTGTAGCGGAGTAAAGCGGTAGTATCTGTAGCATCATCAGGATTCTTGTATTGCACCACCACTTCTCGGAGTGGGCGTGTAAATGAAGAGTCCAGTGCTAGTTTCGCCTCAACCGAAAGTGTGTGGTCGTCAATCACGCGCACGGTTGGAGTTACGGTAACCGCAGGCTGAGATGCCCCTACATCGTCTTGGCTGGCGAGGTTGCCGCCGAATCCGAATACAACTTGGTTGATTCGCCCCTTCAGTGTGTCAATCATGTATCTACTTGCTTCATTCAATAATGGCATCATCCTCGCCTCCTACTGTCGTAATTACCCTTGCTCATTCCAATCTTCAAATGGCTGTTTAAGGATTCTTTCATACTGTTGTTCGGGAATAGGAACAACTCCTCATTGTCACCGACTAAATCTGGCGCACCGATGGTGAGTGTGATTGAAGTAGAACCACGACTCTGCACTTTACCCAATAAGTTCCCATTGGCTCGGTACACAAAGTCACCTACGGCAAAGGATGTGCTTGCAGCAGTGCCATCGGTGGTGTAGGTCGTAGTTCCTATCGCGTACCCTCCACCGTTGTTAATTAGTGTGCCCGTGGATTTCAATTCCTTCCGACCGTGAATTACAGCCCTCTCTTTACCAACGACTATACCTTGTTGTCGATTCTTAACTTCTCTTACATCAAGTTGCCAAGTGACTCTGACATCAAAGCCAAATCCAGTCGAAAACTCCTCCGTGGAAAACTGTCTGTTTCGCTCTGAATTTTGATTGAGAGTGGATGCAATATCTCCCTCTTGGAATCGCTGGATGATGTCTTCTAAGGAAGATTCTACGCTGTTGATTCTTACATCAGATTTTCGCTCTGTGATATTGTGTGTGGTTGACAACACAATTTTCCTTTGGCTACCTGTAATTTCCTTGTAAGACAATACATCTCCCGGTTGAATCGTAGAGGCATGGAAGACGCCACGAAGAGTTTCTCCCCCAGTTGCTTGTTTGGCCATGGAGAGGAATTTCCTCCCTATTGCCCTTGCACTTGACTTTGTGATTGCGGTAGGCGCATGAATGCCACCCGGTATCTCATTGATACCACTGGCTTGCGCCCCTCTGTCATCTATTTGGATAGAATTTTCATCGTTATTTGCCCTTGACCTGCCGTGCACGATAACTCGATTTGGCACGCTTTCACTATCTTCTTTGACAGAACCATCAGACACCATATTTTGCGATATGATGTGTTCTCGACCGTGCTTTTTCTGATGGACATAGTAGATGTTCCCGAAAGAATCTGCTCGCACATTGTAATTGTCATGACGAGTCAAATATCGTAGCGCAGTGATGGCATCTGTTCCATAGAAATCTTGGGCGACAAAGGTAGCGCTAGGATTCGGTACAACCACCCCATTGAGTCCGCTATTTGTCCCCTTAGCAACCCGAATAGCAAGGTCTGATGTACGGAGACCAACGCCAACTTTCTGTGCAATGTGAACTGTCTTGTCAGTAAATCCAATTTGAGACAAGTCCCTTCCTTTGAGGTTTTCAATTCTGTAACGAGTCCCTTTAGTACTCGTTTCAATAGAGGAAGGGACCAATGCTTGCTTAGAATCTTCACCGCCCACAAATAGAGGCGGCAATGTACTGGATGTCGTCACTTTATCCAAGTCCGTGTAAACTGCACCTGTGTATTGATGCCCGTCAGAAGGATTGTGAAGGATACGGATGGTATCGTCTTCTTCTGCCAAAAGATACTTGCGGTCATGTGTAGGAAGAAAGTCACTTGATGTAGGGGCAGCCACATTGAACCCAGCCTGTACTTTGGTATACTCTCCATGCCGCACAGCATTATCCACGAATCGAGGCTTGCGCACGCGCTTCATAATGGGCGTCTGAGCCGCATTGAAACGACCAGTTGAGAGGTTCTTACCTAACGTCATACTCACTCCCCGCTATGGTCTCCTGTGTTATAAGATGCATCGCCATCGCTACCCTTCGGGTGCAAAGTTTGACTGTGCCTTGGCTGAACAGTGTAATCACCTTCACCAGTGCCATCTGTTCTGCTCGCATCAGACCTGAAATGCTCTAGTGTGTTTTCACTCATTAGCATGCGTGCTACAGGGCTGCGGATGTCGGCCTTGTTGTATCCCGTAACATCCACACCCTGAATCTTCGGCCCCATGCTATCGGGCACGGTAGTACTAGAGGTTGGCACCATGGTGTACACGGGCGCGTATGGAGGCGAACTGGGCGTCCCTGTACGAGCACTGGGTACATCACTGGTAAACAAGCCGTATTTCCCTCCTGCTGTCGCCTTGTAAAAATTGGCCCCAGCCTGTGGACCGTTGAGTGTGATGTAGGGTCTAAACATCTGCGAATGCTTGTAATCTAACACTTGTTGTGGGCGATACAAGAATTGTATTGTCGAATCAGTTGTGTTCGTAGCCTGAACAGTAGGGTCGTGGTTTGAATCCTGATATGGATTGGATGACGAAGAAGCACCGGCCTTACCCCAACCCTTGTCGTTGAGTACGCCAGAATATACGCTCCAATCTATGACGTATGTTCCGCCCAATGACCACATAGCGTGTGCATTAGAGTGCTTTATGATTCCAGCCACAGGCTGTGCTGCAAAGGTAAGCGCAGTCATATCCAAATCGGTAAGAGTGCGAGATGCGACGTTGTATGCTCCTCTGATATTGGTCCGTTGACCGACTTCACGGTCTGTGTGTAAACTCGCAGCCTCTGTGGACATAACCACGTACTCTCTTGAAGTCCCATCATTCAGTTCAGCCAACGTATCTACATCTAATCCTAATCTGAAGTCATCTCTGGAAACCGGCTCAGCACCACGAGTATCCGCAGTCACTGTCTCAAAGCCTTCGCCTACGGATGCACTTGGTCGCAGCAATCCATCATCGGAATTCAAATCGACTCGGTCACTGATACCTCTTTCAACTTCTCCATCTTGCAAAACCAAGTTGCTGGGTCGGATGAGTCCTTGTCCAAAGGCAGGCTCTGCTGTGCTGTGAGACAACACAAGTCCAGAGGCATCGTGGGTTTCACTGACGGCCATAAGTAGACTTTCGTTAAACACAGTCGGCCATCGGCAACCACGTCCATCACCACGGTCACCCACACGCAGTGAACTGGCTGGGTTAAACCAATCAACACCACCATTGATATTACCAGATGCGGTGTTACTGACGTAATTGTTGTTACCGCTATACTTGTCTGAGTAATCGCCGTTAAACAGATTCCCACTACCCGCTGCACTACCATCTTTGGGTCGATGAGTGACGTTGGTGTCTGCATAGGCGTCTTCAGGGTCCCAAGATGGTCTAATACCGAATCCACGTACAGGGAAACGTCTGACATCTTCACCACGGGTATTGCCCCACCAGTCAACAATGTAGTAACGATGTGCATTGGCGAGTTCTGTCACACCCTTTCCTGTATCATCGCCCGGATACAACCGACGTACAGTTGAGGCATTGCGCAATGTGCGGACAGGACAGCCGAATGGGGCAGTATGCCGCCTACCATCACTATAGCGCACCTTTCGACCATACTGGTCTTGATTCATCAGTGAACTTACTTGTGTGATTCTTTCTAGCATACCCACGTAAAGTGCGGTTAGGCTCACATCAGCCAATCCGTCTGCACCAACATAATCCCATCCGTTTGTCTTGTTATCTTGTTGGATAAGTGGACCGTGATAGTAACCCAGTAGAGCATTGCTATTTGCAACTTCCAGCCAACCGCGAATGTAAGGTGCCCAACGTGGTCGGTTTCGGGCTTGGCCTACACCAAACCGATAGCC